CGCGCAGAAGGCACGATCGAAACCGAGTACGGCCCTAAGGTCATCCTTACGAGTGAGCCGTCTGACGCCCGGGCGATCAAGTCACTTCCCTGGGATCAGACGCACCGTTCGTGGGATCCGGACGCCGAGCACTGGACCGTCGACTACTGCCCCGAGATCGTTCCGTACCTCGACGAGATCGGGGCCACGAACCTTGACTGGCTCCGGGCCGAGTTTGACGAGCAGCTTGCAGAGGCATCACACTATCAGGACCTCTCGCAGGCCGAGGCCGCCGACTTCGACGTCCCGGCCCCGGACGGCCTCGACTACTACCCGTTTCAGCGGGCGGGTATTCAGTACGCGGTCGAAAAGTTCGAGGACGGCGAGGACGGCGTTCTTATCGCTGACGAGATGGGCCTAGGCAAGACGATTCAGGCCATCGGTACCGTGAACGCCCTCACCCTTGACCGTGTCGTAGTCATCTGCCCCGCGTCCTTAAAGCAGAACTGGAAGCGTGAGATCGAGACGTGGCTCACCCGTGACTTGAGCGTCGCCGTCTACGACGACGGCCCGATGACGGCAGACATCGAGATCGTTAATTATAGTCTGCTGTCGACGCGCCACGAGCGGCTCCCGGAGATTATTAACGAGCATGCGCCCGAGCTGCTGATCCTCGATGAGTCGCACTTTATCAAGAACAAGGACGCGAAGCGGACGAAGGCCGCGCAGCAGATCGACGCCGACCGCCGCCTCTACCTGACCGGGACACCAATCAAGAACCGCCCTATCGAGCTTTGGCAACAGCTCCGGGGACTAACGGACGAGTTCGACTTCTGGCCCTTCGCGAAGACGTACTGCGGCGCACGAAAGACGGGGTTCGGGTGGGAGATGGACGGAGCCACGAACCTCGACGAGCTACAAGAGCGGCTCCGGTCTTCCGTCATGGTGCGGCGACAAAAGGCGGACGTGCTAACGGACCTGCCGGAGAAAATGCGGCAGGTCATTCCGCTCGCGCAGAACGGCATGGGTCACCTCGTCGACGAGGAGTATCAGGCGTACAAGGAGCACGAGGACCGCATCGCGGACGCGAAGCGCCGCAAGGCCCAAGCCGAGGTCAACGACAATGAGGCGGCGTATCAGGAGGCCGTCGAAGACTTAAAGGAGGCGCGTTCGGTCGCCTTCGAGCGGATGGCCGAGATCCGGAAGAAGATCGCGCTACAGAAGACGGACTACGTTATTCAACACCTGAACTCGGTCCTCGAATCCGAGGATAAGGTCGTCGTCTTTGCTCACCACAAGCAGGCTATTCAGCGCCTGCAGGATGAGTTCGGTGATCGAGCCGTCGCCCTAACCGGGGACACGCCGCCCGCGGAGCGTCAGCGCGCCGTCGACCGTTTTCAAGAGGATCCGGAGACGACCGTCTTTATCGGCTCGATTCACGCGGCGGGGACCGGGATTACGCTCACCGCGGCGTCGCACGTCGTCTTCGCCGAGATCGACTGGACGCCCTCCGTCAATCGGCAGTGCGAGGATCGCTGCCACCGCATCGGGCAGGATGATACGGTACACGTGCAGTACCTCGTCGTCGACGGCTCACTCGAAAGCCGTATCGCTCGCATGAACGTCCGGAAGCAGCAGGCTATCGACGAGGCGATGAACGACGACTTCGACGCCGGATTCTACGAGGCCGACGCGGACGCGGTTGACGTCCTGCCGTCCGGGGCGGACGCGGACCTTAAAGATAGCGTCGCCTCCGGCACCCGCGAGGAGATTACGGAGACAACGCCGGAGCAAAAAGAGGCAATCCTCGAAGGGCTCGGCCTCCTCTCCGCGTACTGCGACGGCGCTCGCGCCCGCGACGGGATGGGCTTCAACAAGGCGGATACGGAGTTCGGCAAGAGCCTGGCCGCGAATACGTCTCTGAGTGACCGTCAGGCGCACTACGGGCGCAAGCTCGTGCAACGTTATCAGGGGCAGCTCGACGATGATCTTGTCGACGCGGCCCTCTAACGACCTGCCGGGGCGAGAGCCCCGCGAGGCACCCGCGCTCCCCCTCCGGTGCCCCGCGGAGCTTTCTTCTCTCATTAACCCTACCCTCTTGACTGATGGACGAGATGCAGAAGGCGACCCACGAGATTGCCAGTGAGACGCAGCGCCTGCTCGACGAGTCGGACGTTCCGCTCGCCGTCTCCGGCGTTCACGATTACGACTTTGCCGTTCCCCTGCCGTCGCGGCTCGACGCGCTACACGACTTTGCCGTTAGCATCCTTGAACGGGAGAGTCAGAAGATTAGAGTAATCGTTTATATTGCTGAGGAGCCGCATAACCCGAGTAGCTGGGATATCGTCGTTGCTGAGTTTATCTTCTCAGGCCGTAACTGGCGATCGTACAGGCGGGCGGCGCACGTCCTCGTCGGCTTCCTCCGGGCCGTGAACGACGCGGAGCATCAGCACGACGGGCATATTAGGGTTACTGACTAGTGCCCTGGGCGGACGGTCCCTATCATCATTCCCTGTCACGAGAGCGCACCCTACACTATGAGACACGCACGAGAGGACTACAACCGCATTGGAGACCTGATTCAGAAGATTCCGGAGGACGAGCCCGTCTTCCTGATTCGCGGAAAGGACATCGTTGCCCCGGAGGTGATTCGTCAGTGGGCGTGGCGTGCGCACGAGGTAGGGGCAGACGAGGAAATCGTGATGCGTGCCCTCGAATGGGCACGGCACGTCGAAGAGTGGCAGACCGAAAATGAGCGGATCGACATTCCGGACCTGCCAAGCGACGACGCAGAGGCGGATACGGGGTAGCCCGCAGGAAGCCCCCTCCTCGCTATCGTTTTCTGTCACAACAGGCTGAGAAGCGATGCGCATCCCCGCCTACCTCCGTGACGAGCCGTACATAACGCCGAGCCCGCAACGTGATCAGCGGCGGCGCTTTCTTCAGTGGCGTCACGAGCAGGCCCGGAAGGAGTACGGTCGATGGGTCAACCGTCACCCCGCCGCGGGCTCCGCAGACGGCTATAAGGATGACACGTATCGACGCATGACGCGCCAGCAGTACAGCGTGAATCAGCTTCGCCGTAACGGCAACGGCGACGTTATCCGGCAGAAGAAGCAGGAGTTGCGGACGCGCTGGTCACTCGTCCCTCATCGTGATATTCGCCCCCTCTGATGCAAACGTTGACTTCTCCCCCGGCTAAAGCGCGGGGGATTCTTGCTCATGCAAAAGACTTTCTGTTTCAACGGACCTGCTTCGATCATTCGCATGCTTTTACCTTTCGGTTTCGCAGAGGCGGATCGAAGTCTTACGTGTCCTCCGCAGACATTAGCCTCGAATGAGGCTCCCGTCAGCCCGACGGTAGAGATTTTCAAAAGTAAAATATCGACAGTTTTTAGGCCACCCTTGATTATCGGTATGACGGTAAACTGCACTTTTAAGCAAGCAAATTGTTGCTCGAAGGTTGTTGAGAGAATCCGTGTATCTCACGGAGGGCGTCCCTCCGTCCCGCTTCGTCGCGTACGTGCAGGCGGAAGTAGCCGTCACGATCTTTGCCGCCCTCCTCATTCGTTCTCTCCTACTGACTGACGTCCCCCCGATGCCGAACCGCCTCTCCCCAATCGAGTCGGACGCCCGTCGCCTTCGCTCCGAGCTTGCTCGACCGTTCGATGACGACTGGTTTCACCGGTACCTGCGCATTACGACGAGGACCTCAGAAACGACGCATGGGAATCACGTTATCGCCCTGCTTACGCCGTTCGACGCGGACAGAAAGACGCTCGCCGCCGCGCTCCGCGAGACGAGGCTTGTCGGCGTATCACGACGTCCGGCACACGGCGAGCGGAATGAGCTACTCGTGCACGTCGCCTGACGAGTGAGAAGTGTCCTTACCGTACGCCCCGTGCCCTACCCCCTCTCACTAACTATTCTTCGCTATGAGCGACCATGAACGCTCGCAACCGATCGCCCGGGAGGCCGTCTTGCTCTACCTCGCGCACTTTATCCGCACCGGAGGACAACCCGGACGAGATCAGCCGGACGATATATTCGGTACCCCGGTATACACGATTACGCCGTGGCGCATCGAGACTCAGATCAGCGTGTGGACGTTCAACCAGTACGGGAAGCGCATCATGGGGAGTACCCTACACCGTCGCTGGCGTGCCCTCCGCGAGCCCCCGACGACGCGCCTCGATACGCTCGGCGTGACCGTCCGTGAACGCCCCCCGGGCGATAACGAGCCGGACGGGTACAACAAGGTATGGGACTTAAAGGTCGATCACGACACCTTCCTCGCGGCCCTGAAAGAGCGGTCCCCGTACGTTGATTACTCTTTTTGACTGCTATCCCTCCTGACTCTGATGATTGTCATCGACACGAAAGACGGCCAGCCGACGAACCCCGTTAAGTTTTCTCGCCGGTACAAGGCGGCGCACGTCCTGTCCGATCTGCTAGGTCCCCCGGGCACGAGGGCGCTTCTCACCTTCACCGATAAGATCGGCCTCCGTCAGCGGCACATTCAAGAGCCCGGGACGCCGAAAGAGCACCTCGACGTATGGGGCACAAAACTAGACGCGGCCCTTGATGCGGGGGCGGAAGAGGTCGGGATGAGAGGGGTCGTCGAGGTCATCAAGAAGAAACGAGAAGTAGACCAGTAAATCTCTTTTTTTTTTTCCTTATGGAAGTTGATCACTACAACGAGCAGTTCCCCGGTGCGGAGACGGGTTCGTACGCCTTACACCTCGGCGATGCTGACGCGGACTCCCCCCTGCATTCGGACCCGGGGTGCGGAAAGGCGTTGCTCGGGCTCTTGCTACTGGTAACACTAGCGCTCGGCGCGTGGAAGGCCGTCGAGCTCGGTCTCTCCCTTCTTACCTACCTGCACACGCTATTATGAGTAGCTACCTCCCTGACGACGGCAAGGTCGCAATGATTGTGAACGACGGGGGCCGCCTCTACGCCGTCGAGGGCGACGTCGAGCACATCGTCCTTGAACACTACGCTCCCGTCACCGCGTCACCGGGGCACTGGCCCGAGGCACGGTCAAGCGGTCGCGTCATGGAGATCCGCCTGCACGTGACCGGAGAGGTCGCTGACTTTCATGATGCGGTTCGCGATACGGCTCCTCTCGATGATAGTGAGGACAGTTATACACTACCACAGAGCGATCCGCCGACTGACAAGGGGGAAGGGTAAGCCTCTAGCCCGCGGGCCGCCTCCGCGCTTGCACGCTACTACCTCACGCCGCTTACACGAATTGCTACGCCCACGATGCCTGACGTCGAGCAAGAGCTACGCATTACCGTCGTCTTCGAGGAGGACGAGACGACGCGGCAAAAGACGTATACCGATCACACGAAGTTTCTGCATGACCTGCGCGAATGGCGGCAGTACGCCGAAGCTCACGACCTACGCTTCAGCGAGCAGACGGAGACGACGATTCGCCTCGGCGCCCCTGAGGGGCCGCTCTTTAGCTAACGCTCCTCGTCCTTCTCGTCGCTGCTTAGTAGCCCGCCTACGTCAAGGATCTGCCGTACCCGTTTTAGAAACCCGACTTTTAGGTTTTCGTCGATAGACTTTAGCTCGGTTGCGGCGATAATGATGCAGGCGATTTCGTCAATCTGCTTAATCGCCGCGGCGAGGAGGGGCGGCGCGTGCTTGCCCGTCGACGCGAAGAGGCCGCAGGCGACAATAAAAATTGCATACTCGATAAATTTAATAATCGTCTGCCGCAGGCGGAACGACGTAACGCTCTTCATGCCGTCGAGGCGAATCGTCTGCACGAGCCCGGACACGAGATCAAGAAGCCAAAGGAGGGCGACAATGAAGAGGAGGGCGAGAGGCGTTGAGATAAGCGCCCCCTCTAATGACTCCATCCAGTGCGTCAGCGGAAGCGCGAGGATAGCGACGACGATCTTGAACCCGAAGTTTTCTACGAGACTCCGTGCCGGGTCAAGGTAGAACGATACGTCCACGTCATCGTCGATCCAGTTCCGGGAGTCGTGATAGGTCAGGGAGCGTTAACGGATCCGGCGTCTCCGCGGGCAGCACCTCGGCCTCCGGGACCCTCTCCGGCTTTACGAGCGAGCCGACGCGGATTTCGATCTCGTCCGGGATGACGTCCCGCATCTCGCGGAGCGTGCCCGTCGAGTCAGTAACGTCCGGGTGACCGTCGTCGTTCAGGTCGACCCAGTCTCTGCCCGGAAGGATACACCCTGCCACCTGAAAATAAAAGTTGCCCCGGTGAAACAGGATGTACCGTCGACCCGGGACGCCACGCAGTATAAAGTGCGGGTAGTCAAACTTCGCGGAGTCCACGGCTCCTCGATGCCGGAGGTGATACGCCGCTCGATCACCCTCCGGCCCAGGTGGGATGCAGGAGACACGGGTCCGGTTCTCCTTCCACGGTAGTTCGACGGTGACGCACGAGAACACTTCCTCGCCCTCATCGCGGACGCTCAGAAGGCCCCGCGTCTGAACGTCGCCGTAAAACAGTCGATTCAGGTAAACGGTCATTCCTCGTTGTCCCCGGACTTACTACCGTCGCCGGAGCCGTCCACAAGCAAGCCGTGCAACGTCTTCGCGGCGAGGTCGAGGCCGCGATCGAAGATCATCTGCTCGCCAAACTCCGGGACGTAGGGTACGTCGATAGCCGTTTCTATTACCTCGCCGACGAAGTCAACCCACTCCGGGACCGTAGCCTCACCCTGCAGTAGGGCGAGCGTCTTGTCGCGAAAATCCTCGGACACGAATCCGCGGGTCAGTCCGGATTCGAGGAGCTGCCCCACGACCTCGAACGCCGTATCGAGGAGGGCCGCCTCGTCGCTCTCGCTCAAGATCGGAACGTCGACCGCCGTATTAATCGCGTGCTTCGCGTGCCACGTCCATGTCGGGACGGACACGTTGCCGACAAGCAGTTCAGCGGTTGCCTTCTTGAAGCCACGTCGCTTCGTTGCCGGGTCGAGCTGCTCCGGGGAGAAGTTTTCGATCGCTTCGAGGGTACTAGAATCTGCCATTGTGTAGGTGGGTGCTGTTACGTGATGACGTATCGATTATGCGAGGCGGGCGGCCTCGCTGTTCCCCTCCTGCCTACGTACGGGCGGGCGGACGCGCCGTTGCACTGTTCTGATTGAGTAAGGGGGAAGGCCCCGCCGCGGGGCGAACGCCTATCACGGCGAGCGAGAGCGACGCCTACGCCCTGTCCTCACCGAGCGTCCAGCAGAACGCGCCGACGACGATGCTCCCGAGTAGCAGGGCCGCCCATCCGTACCACGGCAGCTCGGGGATGAACAGGCCAGCGACGAAAACGGCCCCGCCGAGGGCGAGGACGACCGCTACCTCTGCCGCCTCGTGAAGCCGTCCCGCCAGCGTGTAATCGAGCGGTGGCGTGATGAGCCAGTGCCCCGCGAGGACGCCGATTAAGTACCCGACGAAGAGGTTGCGCCGAGCAAGCCCGCGAACGCCCTCCGAAATCGTGTCAATCCCTACGGCGACGGTGTACGCCTCGTAGCAGAGTGGAATCAGTAGGAGCGCGACGAGGATGAAAACGCGGGTACTACGACTGCTCCCGGACCCGTCCGTTCGCGGAGGACTCATAACTCGTGTCGCTGTCAATAATCCAGCCGATC